GAGGTGTTCTCAACTTGAAAAACGGTGAGTACATGGATTTCAAGTTTACAGTCAAGGAAAGTCCCACGGTGGACCTCGAGTATAACTGTTTCGTGTTCTTCGTCGATTACAACAGGGCGGAGCAGCATGGACAGGTCAAGCGGTTCTACGAGGAGAAGGCCAAGATGCAACTGAAAAAACTACACAACCAACCCATTCGCAAGACCTTCGACGAGAACGATTACATGAGTTACGATACCTTACCCGAGTTTAATTCGCGTAAGCGATGGAAATTAATCATAGATAATGTCATTAAAAATCCAGAGTTTTACAGGTGTGTGCAATCTTCCGATAGAAAAACCTTCAGTATAAAATAATGAAATCGAAAGCTTTCATACTGAGACAAATCTCTGAACTTCTCGAGAAGAACCGGGGTCTGTGCGACTCCGAGATCGAGGATTGGGTCAGGGAAAATGAGAAGATGACCGTCTACGAACTCCTCACCTTTAAGAAGGAACTGAGCGAAACGAAGATTTATCAGGACGTCTCCTGTTCGTCGAACTGGTTTAGAGACGAGGATTAATGTGTATGTAAAGTAAGTATGTTCAAAAGTTGGTGTTCCCAGAACGGCTTCTTGAGAAAAGTCCCCAACCCATCACACGTACTCCTGGACGGCGGATGCCTGTCCGTCCCGTATGATAGATTGGACGAATTTTACGACAAATACATCGAGGCTGTGCAAGCTGACGAGAAAGTATTCGTCGTGGAACAGAAAACCCCGACGTATAACTTTTTCGTGGACCTCGATTACAAAGCCGACGACGGTCTCGGCATAGACGAAATCAGTCAAATATCCACCGTGATATGCAGATGTGTGAAAAAGTTCGGGGGAAAAGAGTGCATCGTCTCCGTCGCGCAACCCAAGCCCGCGGGCGATAAGATCAAGACGGGCGTCCACCTCAACTGGCCGGAGTTCGTCGTCGAACAGACCGCCGCGGTCTACCTCCGACAATATATCATCTCGGATCTCTTCAGCCACAACCCGGCGACCGAGTGGGACATGATCGTGGATTCGAGCGTCTACGGTGACCCCGCGCGCCGGACCAAGGGGAGCGGGTTTCGTATGCCGTGGTCACACAAACGCGCGAAAGGTGTGGTCGAGGGCATGTACCTCCCGGTGTTCAAGTACACGTGGCCGCTCTCGTCGCTCGCGATGATCAGTTCCGAACCGGACGCGGCGATTCTCAAGGCCACGGCGGTCAGGACCGAGAAACCCGTCACGGCGGCGTCTTTACCTAAACCGAAACCCAGGAAGGAAGGTTCGTTCACGGCCGATCAGACGAAAGACGAGGTGCACGACGCCGCGCTTCGTGATCGATTGGAGACCTTCATACGAAAAAACATGACCGGCCAGGAAGATGCGTACCTGACCAAGATGTATAAGAGTAAGAACACGTTTCTCGTCTCCAGCACATCTCGGTGGTGTGAGAACATTCAACGGAAACACGGTTCGAATCACGTGTGGTTTTTGGTCAGCGGTAGACACATTCTGCAGAAGTGTTTCTGCACGTGCCCGACTCTAGACGGTCGCAATGACGGATTCTGTAAAGATTTCGTCGGGCGGAGACATGAACTTACCGAGGATATCGCGAAAGCGCTGTACCCGAGTAAGGCTGAGATTTCCAAATGTAAGGAGATCCGGAAGTACATGGATAAACCGATGCCCAACGTCAAATCCCAGATCGAACATTTCATGAACAGATGGATGAAGGTGGACGAGGGTACGAAGGTCGTGGACATAAAACGGCAAAAAGGTGGGGCGCTCTCGGTGACGACGACCTCGAGGTTTTGTGAAACGGTCGGGGAGAGGCACGATAAGCTGATGACGTACACGGTGAAGAAGGGTCAAATCGTCCAGGTGTGCCCTGTGTGCAAGAAGTCGAAGCCCAGGACACACAGGCTGTCCCCTAACATCGTTAATCTACTTAAACAATAATGGGGTGTACAGTATAGATGACAACGTTGACGACAAGATCCGGACGAGCCGTTAAAAAACCAATCGTGTTCGTTCCAGCAGAGAATGCCCTGGACGACGATTACTGCAGCGAGGACCACGACACCGATATCGGTTCCGACATAGACACGGAAGACGAGTGCTACTCGGACGAGAGCGACGACGAGGGGGAGTGCGACGATGACGACGCCGACGAGAACGGTAACCTCAAGGATTTCATCGTCGACGACGAGGATGAGAGTGAGTCAGAATAAGCTTAAAAAAATAGAGTGGTGTTAGTAGTAATATGATGGAATCTGATATGGGAAATCCCATCGAGTACAATCCTGACATCGACCCCCTAAACAATCAGGAAGAAAACGAAAATTCAGTTCAAGAGCCGCAGCAGCAACAATATTACATGCATCCGGAAATGTATGTCCCTCAACAGGAGAAGGAATCAGTCGACCTGTTCAAGAACGTGGATAAGTCCACGTGGATAATAGCGTTTGCCGTTTTTTTACTTGGCTTCTTCATGGGAAAGACGATGCAACCTGTGATTCTAAGGTACGCCTAGGCTTCGACGGTCTCCTCGAGGTAGGGCGACCCACTCATCCAGCTTCCGCGCGGAAGCGTGTCGTGCGCGACGAAGGTTCCCATGTCCCCCTTTTTGAAAACCGCCCCGTACGAATCCAGACCAGTATCTTCGACGAACCCGACCGCGGCAGCGTTCGTCAAAGGTGCCTCTTCCTCTTTTTTCTCGGGAGTCGTCACTGTAGACTTGAAAAACAAAATGAAGAACGCCCCGACCGCGAGTGCAGTTAAGATAATAGCGAACATCTTTTATTAGTGTATTACATATTTATTTACGCAGAGGAGGATACTTCTGGTTCACCGCCTTCTTCGGTGATTTCCTCGAGTTTCGCCTCGGTGGAATCTTTCTCGCGCTCCTTCTTGCGCTCTTCCACCTCTTGGGCCACGATCTCGTCAGCCTCCTTGACCAGTTCCTCCATGGGAGCGTCGGGCTTTTCCTTCTGAAGCCGCTCCAAGACTTCCGCGGGGTGGCTGATCGGAGCCTCGTCGGGCTTGGTGTAGAACTTAGAGTTATCGTCTCCGGGTGTGAAGTGATTGGTTCCCGAGAGCATGCCATCCTTCCGTTCCTGGAACATTCGAGCCGCCTGTGCCTGGTTCTCGCGGTAGCCGGTCATGATCTCCTGGAGCTTTTCGTTCGTGTAGTTGGTATCCTCGATGGCGGTGGGATCAGGGGGGATCAGGAGCCACTTGTACATGTCGACGACGTAAATGTCGAAGGTGGGATCCTCCTTCTGGAGTCGCTTCGCGTGGTTGGCGGCTTCGTCTCTGTTGGAGAAGGCACCGCGGATCTTGATGCCGAACTTTTCGTTCTTCTGCGGAGCCTCGGGGCCTACGACGGAGAGGCACGCATACAGCTGGCCGGGAACGGTGGTGTAATCCTGAGTGAGGGACATTTCTATACATATCGAGTCCCAAAACTTTAAGTTAAAGTTTACGCGTCAAAGAAAAGCATGGAAGAGCTACGCAAGACCCACAACGAGGCCAAGCGATCGTTGATCGAGGCGGTCACGAGGGAGGGAAACAGCGTACTGGACGTGGGATGCGGTTTCGGCGGCGACCTTCAGAAATGGCACAGGTGCGGCGCGAATATCAGCATGTGCGACCCCGAACCAAGTGCGCTCGTGGAGGCACGTTCTCGCGCCAAGAACATGCGAATACGGGTAAACTTCTACGAGGGGGACGTTCGCGCCTGTCCCAACAGAAAACACGACATCGTGTGTTACAACTTTTCGTTGCACTACATATTCGCCACGAAGGAACTCTTCCACGCGTCGATACGTGAGATTCGAAAACGCGTCAAGCCGGGTGGGCATCTGGTGGGTATCATCCCCGATTCGGAGAAGCTCGTGTTCAAAACGCCGTTGGTGGACGACCGCGGTAATTTTTTCAAACTCAAGGAACACGGGAACGGGGGGTTCGGTGAAAAGTTATTCGTCCACCTGGTCGACACACCTTTCTACGCGGACGGGCCGAGATCCGAGCCGGTCGCGTACAAAGACCTGTTGGTGACCCACCTCGAGGACGCGGGGTTCACGCTCTTGAGTTGGGAGGGCTTGGAGGGAAATCCCATATCGGAACTCTACAGTAAATTTATCTTCGTGTACTCTAAGAGATGATGATCGCAGCCGTCCTCATCGTTCTCGCGATCGTGCTCTTCGTCACCACGAGGCAGCCGGAGAACCTGCGGATCGTCAACGAAAAGTACAAAACTCTCAGGGAACACCTGAAGGAGACGGGTAACGAAAAGTTCCAGATGCTCACGCGCCACATCCCCCTCACCGGTAAGCGCTGGATGAGCGAGTCCGTCGGGACCAACACCAACAAGGGCGGGGAGATCGCACTGTGCCTGGACGGCGAACCCAACGTGATTTTCCATGTCCTGATCCACGAGCTCGCGCACTGCACGGTCGAGGAGTACTCGCACTCGCCGGCGTTCTGGAAAAACTACGAGGAGCTCAGGGACATGTGCGTCAACCTGGGAATCTACGAGCGGGTGATGGAGAAGACGGAGTTCTGCGGTCAGCACGTCCAGGATAAATAATATCTCAGTTTACAGTAAAATGAAGTCTTCGCTCTCCGTCCTGGGATATGCGGTCATTTCCTGGATCATCCTGTACGCGATGTTACTTGTGCCCCAGTACACGAAAAGTTACATGTTCAACCTTCTCTGGATGACGATCGTCGCGCCGAACGCCATGCGCTACGCCGTGGGTATGGCGCCTCAGCTCGCCGTGAACCGGCAATTTTTCGGACTGGCGACTTTCATCAGTTTGATTTTGGTGTACGTCATCAACCTCGCTTCCCCTGATACGAGGGAAGCTATGAAAGACAGTGGTAAGGCGTCCAACGATAAGAAACTTAAACTCAGTGGCTTATTGTCGGGGACGTTCGCCGTGGGTGCGCTGATTTCGTGGCAGTTGGGAGACACTTCCATCTACAGCAACATGGGATGGAATTAATGCTTGACGACGTAATCCTTCACGAGGAAGAAGATCACCGCCGCCACCGCACCGGTGGAGGCGAGGCCGACCAAACTTCTACCCCCCTGTTCGTTAAGGAACTTGGGGATAGAGGTCGCGAGGCGATCCTGAATGGGCTTAGACACCGACATGGCTGCGCAGAAACCGGCGACGAGTGCGGTGAGCTGGTCGTCGGTCAGGTTGAAGGGGTTCTTGCTCGCGGGCTTCTCGCCCTGCATCTGGTACGCACCCTGGGAATCCGGGGCGGTCATGTGCGGCATGGCGCCCTGCATCTTGGGTTCGTGCTGCACCATCGGGGGCTCCATCATGATATCGTTAATAGGGGTAGAGTCCATCGTCGTCTCTTTATGTTCAGTGATATTTTTTTCATGTTGAATATACGCTGACGATTCATTCTGCCTGAACGTCGTCGCGGGGTTGTTGTTCATGAGAGGAACCATCCCTTCGCCGTTGTCGGAGAGGTTCATGGTCATCACGTTGTCGGCCATTTTATACTGTACCCCGAGTTTTTTGAACCCTAGATGCGACGCATCACCTGGTCTTGGTTATCTTCAACCTGGTCTGCCTGGTCGCTTTCTTGGCGTCGTCCTCCTTGACGTCGCCGTGCTTAGGGTTGTACATCTTCTTGTGCAGCTTCCATAGATCAGGACTTCCCACCCTGAAGTTTTTCCTGAGCGTCGCCTTGTACCAGAACACACAGTCCTGAATCTTGTTAGACTTTACCGTATTATCTAACACGAGACACTCGTAATTTTCTGTACACGCGTCCATCACCTTGCAGAACATGTCAAACGAGGGAAAGATACCGAAGAAGGATTTATACAGTTTCTCTCTATTTTGAATAATGTTCTCCCTCAAGATGAAGACGTAATCAACGTTAGCGCGTAAGGCTGGTGGGAGGTCCATGACATACTGCATCGTCAGCATGAAGAAGATCTTCCAATGACGTCCGTTCATGAAACACTGACGAATACACGTGTCTTTCAAGAATTTCGAGTCGTACATGCAATCGTCCAACAGCATGAAGGCACCACAATTCCCCACCTTGCCCCGACCGATCAGTTTCTTCTGCCTGGCCATGACCCGTTCTATTGCATCGCGATCATAATCCCCGTACACGAAGAGGTCGGGTATGAACTCGGAGTAGAAATGGTTCCCCTCCTCGGTCCCCGAGAGCACGATACCAGCAGGAAGGTGTTTCTTATGGAACATGATGTCCTTCACCAGGGTGGACTTACCGGTGTTTCTCTTCCCAATGAAGACGCATACCCTGTCGTCGGTCATCGTCTCGGGTTTGAATTTCCTCAGCTGGAGATTCATTGCTAGTATATTTCGGGGTTTTTTCGGAAACATTTTATCGCGTATGAAAGTAACATGTTGATGCGAACCGGATTCAACGGCTCGACGGAAGACGTCGCCGAAAGGTACATCTCCACGATGGTGGACATATTTCTGCCCGTGTTGGAACAGAGCATGGTGATCGCGGGGCACTACTCGAAGGGGTGCGAACGAGACGTCCTTCTTCCTGAGGATGTCGAGTATGCAACCAAGTATTGTGCCATGTGCAAGGTGGGTCAGACGCTGGGGAGTACCATGCCCGAGATATACGAGGGCGACTCTGACGATTCGGGATCCGAGATCGAGGAGGTCCCGGTGGAGGAGTGCCCCGAATTCGTTCGATACTCAGGAGACGACCCTTTCCTGAACGAAGTCAACCTGGCGTACGACATGTGGAACACGTGGGTCCCCCAGAGTCCGGCGGAGGAGATGTTAAAAAATGCAGTGGATAGTAATGAACATCTCGGAGCCTGAGCCGTGGTCGTTTAACAACGACGACGATCAGTTCAAGAAGTACGAATCGGCGGAGAGCTCGACCGACGATTCGGACGACGAGGAAATGTTTTCCAAGAGGGTTAAGACCAAAAAGTTTAAGAAGATCGTGAACGACGACGAAAAACTGTCGTTCGAATGATTTTTTTTCGTAGACTATAGTATAACAACCATGTCCGCTGCTATCGAGACCGTCAACCTCGTTTCCCAGGAGCTCTCTTCCCAGACCCTCAACTCCATCGTCGCGGGTTTCTCTTTCGCCGCCGCGATGTCTTGGATGGACTTCGTTCGCTGGTCCATCACCCAGGTCGTGAAGGTCCCGCGCAACGGCGGCCGCCAGTACGTGATGACTGCTTTCCTCACCACCCTCCTTTCCGTGGTGGTCTACCTCGTGGTCAGCACCGTCAACCGTCGCGTCGCTAAGCCCGCGCAGCCCGTCTACGCGATCACCCGCTAAGCGGCTTGCCTCTTACCCATAGACAGTATCAACAGGATACCAGTGAAAATGATCAGGCCGATGTAAATGTATTCGACCTTGTAAAGATTCTCCTTCTCTTCGGGAATGCTTACAACGGGTAACGGCTCATCTTTCTCTTCATCTGGCGGCGGCAGGGGTGTCATATTTTTCAATTTGTCGGTGGAACAGGTGATTTCGAATTTCAGGACGTGATTCTGGTTCCTGAAATCATAAGGAATCAAACGGCCTTGACTCATATAGAAAAACTCGATGCGAAGTTCCTTCACGGATTTAAGAGCACCAGAATGGAATTCGTGGGTCAACTTGTCGTCAGAACCATTCACGTTCACAAAGTCGGTTCCGTCCAGGAGGATGTGGCCGGTGTAATACGGTTCTGACACGTACACAGACTGATTCATCTTTTCGGATCCAGAAGAGAGACGCAGCACCAGGGAATTAGGACCTGTAAAACTCGCCGCACCGAATTGATTACCGGGCATGATAATGTCTATGGGTGGCAGGCCCAGTATGTCGTGTATGTTTGTATTTGCCGATTGTCCGCCACCGTTTCCAGATGCAAATAAAAAAGTGATTTCCCCACCGACGGGAGTTCCCATACCAAAACTATTCTTTGACGCGATGTAAGAGATATTGAAATTTGAATTGAATAACGCCGCTAGCTCCGTACCCGTGTAATTTCCAGGGGGAAATGTTACTCCGTATGTATTTCCACCCTGTGAATAACTGAAACTTTGATTCGACTCATTTATCAATAGTTGCGGACAAGGTACACGTCCACTGACTAATTTGATCTGAGACACGTCGTAGATTGCATGGTCCAGAGTCACAGTGTAATCATTCGGGTTCGGGTAAAGTGTGGGATCACGTTGACTACTGTCAATCGCGAAGTTATGAACCTTCATTAAAATAGGGGAACAATATTTTAATGAATGTTTTCGTGTGAGTGTTGAAACGTTTACTCGTAGAATCGGTGCGCGAGTGGGTTGTTCGCCAGCTGCCTCTTGGCGATCTCCAGGTTCTGGCCCTTGGCGTTGGGGTTGCCCTGGCCCTTGTACGCGTTGAACTGGTGGTAGGGTTTCTGCTGGTAATTCTGCATCCACCCACCGTTCGGGGTCGCGAACCGTCCGTCGATGCGGCTCGTGTCGCTTCGAACGGCCGTCACGGTACCGCCCTGCTTGAGCGCCGACTCGCGTACGTTCATGCGACCGGGGTTACCCATGCGGTTCGGCATACCACGCTTGTCTTCGGGCCTAAAGCCGTACTTCATGAGTTGCTCGTTGGTCTTCTTCCCGTTCATCTGCACGGCGGCTGTGTTGGTGTAGCCGCCCATGAAGTTCGAAATACCGGGCGCCGGTTGATTGTTATACATGAGATGCGCGCCGTTATTATCGCTCTTGAACCGCGTGGGATCCTGCGCGGGGGTGAGGTTGGAGATGACGCGCTTCGCGGGGGCGAACTCCAGGCCGTCGCCTCGGTACCCCGTCTGCGAACGGTTCGTGGTTCGCTTGGTGCGTTCGTGCTCGTTTCGGGGGACGACGCCGGTCATGCCCTGCGCGCGGCCGGGCATGGCGGGAAGGCGCGAGGGAAGATGCGCGGTGGTCGCAGGTTTGTTGTGCGTGAGTTGGCCGACGACCGCCGACCTACCACCGGACTGGTCGGCGGCGGGACCGGTTCGCCCTGGAAGCGTGGTGAGCTTGTACTCACCGACGTTGACGGGGTTCACTCGGAGCATCTGCTGAAACCCACCCGCCGCGGGAACGTTCGGACCCACGCCCAGACCGGGGCCCACGAGTTCCTGTTCGATCGGGCTCAGGTTGTTCATGCGACCGTGATCGTACATCCGGTTTCGCATGCCGGACATCTCTTCACCGCTGGACCGAGACTGGTTGGCGATGTCGCCGAAATTGGCCATCTCCCTTTTGTGCTCGACATCCACGGGGGGTTCGAAGTTATCCTCCTCGACGACGAGGGGTTTCTTCATGAATACAGGTTCGGTAGTAACTTCAGGTGGTTTTGAATTCGTGCTCAAGTTACGACCCGCGTACACGAGGCCGGCCACTGCCATAAGCGAGATGGGATCAGCCATTCTTACTTTCTATTAACATTTTTATTGAGGTACCTTTGCTGAAAGAGATCGTTCTGAAGTTCCGCGCGGGTGCTGGCCGGCTCGTACGAGATCGACCGAATAGGGAGCTTGCACTCCACGTTGTTCAAGGGGAAGTAGTTACGATCGTACGTCTCGACGAGGTGTTTGTTGAAGCGGGACGTGCTCTGAGGACGGAGACGATCGCTCACGTCGACGTACTGCGAGGGAGCGCCCTTGCCAGCCTTGTACGGCGCGGTGCCGTAGAGCATGGTGTTGGGCCTGCACCCGCCGCAGTTGAGCCCGCTGGGCTGAGGATAGACAAAAACCTCGTCCGTCGCGTTCACGGGGGGGAGAGCACCGCTGTTTTGGACGATGGAGAGACCGGGTTGGAGTTGATACGCCATTGTTACTATTACATGAGATATTTATCTATCTTCGGTCACCTTCCATGCCGAGCCCCGAAAATGCCTCGAGCTGGGCGCCCCTGGCGTTCGGGCTGCAAAACTTGGAATTGCTCTTGCACATCGGGCCGTTTTTCGGGCCGTACAACCACTCCGCGAATTCCGTCTGTTGACCTCCTGGTAGTTTAGACACGGGCATGGTCACGAACTGACGATCCATCGCGTTTCGAAGGTACTGGGGCATCGAGGTCCTGGAGCGACCGCTGTCGTACGGGATGCGGTCGCTGCTGTACCTCTGCACGTAAGGCTTCACCGATGGGTAGTAGCACGCCTCGAGTCGGTTGGGCGCGCTGCCGTAATCGGTCATGAGCACGTTCGCCATGGGATTGTCGACCGTGGGTTTCTGACACGTCGGCTCGCCCATCGGCGTGGCGGCGTAGGTCTCCTTCACCATCTTGGACTTGTACAGGACGTACACCACACCCAGTATCGTGAGCCCCAGGACGAAGACGCGGGGGTCGCGGCGGATGACGTACAGGAGCGTGGAGGCGTAGACGATAAATCTCGAAGCGGCGTTGATCCTCTCCTCTGGGGTCTGTTTGCTATCCGGCCAAAACTGTAAAAATTGCTTTTCGTCAACGAGCTGGCGTGGGTCGTCGAACCAAACCTTCATTTAGTATATAGCCAGGTTATTTTCCGAGGCCGCCGAGCATGCTGCCCATCATCTTCATGAGTGCGTCCTCGTTGAGCTCGCCGCCCTCATCCTGTAACTTCGAAGCGACACTCTGCGCGAGCGACTCGATCTGCGCCATTTGGTCTGGGGGAAGCGCCGTGATCGTGGTGCCAAGCATGTATAGGGTCTGAAGGTACTGCCAGGTGGCCTCGCGCGTGTTCTCGGTCATCTTCGCCCAGTAGGACGCGAGATCGAGATCTTTGAGGAAATCGATATTGCCACACTCCTCGAGGAGGAACTTGTCGTCCTTAGCGGAGATCTGACTGGCGTACGGGGAGACGCCGTTCATGAACCCGTCGACCACCATGCGAGGGTTCGTGCTCTTCAAAACGTCGAACGACGTGAGCATCTTCTTAATGCCCCTCTCTTCTGGAAACGTCTTATGAAGTTCCACAAGAAACTGACTCATCATCTCGTTGAAGGCGGTAACGGAGGCCATTTTATTATTGTACAAGAGTTGTCTTTAAGTTTTATTAAAAGGGTTCGGTCGAGAGGGGTTCGCGCTTACCGATTCCGCCGGAGACTATGAAAAACACGAGGATGGCGTTGAGCGTCGCGGGTTTGGTGTATTTGTTCAGCTCGAGCTTACCCTCGTTGTTGAGGTACGCTTTCGCGTGAATGTACCCGGCGGTGATACCGGCCGCTATGAGGGCCGCGGAAACGGGGTCGCGTAAATAATTGGACAGGTCACCTTCCATATTTAATTATAACCACGATATTTTTTCGGCCTGTCTGGAGCGTCACCGAACAAGACGCCTTCGTCCTGCGCTGGCGCCGCCGGCTGCTGTCGATATTCCTCGGGTCGAGGTTCGTCGAGCGCGGGTGGTGGAGGGGGGGCTTGCACGCCG